AAAGAACTCAAAAACTTCGAGTCAATGTTTCCAGAGTCATATCTGAATGAAACAGAAAAAACAATCAAGCAAATCCGTTCAAGAAAAGAAGCTTTGCGAAGCAACATTGGTACACTTGTCGCAGAGATTGAAGACAACTTGAACTTGATTGATGAGCAAGAGTACTAATATTAAATATAAACAATTATGAATATATTAGAAGAAGCAAACAGAATCGTGAATGAGCGGTCAGAAGAGAAAGACCGCATGTACGGACCGTTCGGTGAAGGCATGGTGAAAGCGACTCAAATCTTCAACAACGCGTCAAAGACTGCTAAACTGCAGCCTGAAGACATGTATCTCGCATTGGTGGCTTTGAAACTTTCTAGAGAGTCATACAACCACAAAGAGGACAACCTGCTTGATGCCGTGGCTTACCTTGGCGGAATGAACAACTACATCAATGAGCAAAATGCCAAAGAAACAGCAGTCAGTATTGCTCCAATGCTGAACAAGACTCCGCTTAACTTCTACAAGACAAAAGATGTGAAGTCGCCTGAAATCGGAACTGGTGGTTCTGCAGGAATCGATTTCTTCGTGCCGAATGACTTTGAAGAGACAGTAGTTGACCCGCAGAAAGACATCAAGATAAATCTGGGAATCATAACGGAATTCGCACCCGGACTCGCTTTAATCGCTTTCAACAAATCTGGAATCGCGACGAAGAAAAAACTTGTTGTGGGCGCTTGTGTAGTTGACTCTGACTATCGCGGTGAAATACATGCACACATGATTAACACAGGAACCGAACCGGTAACCATAACTCCAGGAATGAAAATCACGCAGTTCATTCTCATACCGTATTACAAGCCAACATTGAATGAACTAAATGAAAAACCAGGCGACACTGAAAGAGGCGCAGGTGGTTTTGGAAGTACAGGAGCATAAAATGGCAAAAACAAAATTCAAGAATTTCTGGATATGGTTCAAAGACCAATGCAAGCGCAAAACAGCGTTCAGAAACTTTTTCGTGACACGCAATGCTTGGGGCGCGTTTTCTATAAACTCACATATAAACCAGCATAGCCACCAGCCAAAAGTGATGTTCAACACAATTGAAGGAGCAAGAAAAGCTGCAGAAAAAATGGGAAAGAAACACAACACTCACTTTTCATACTACAAGTGCTTGTTCTGCGACGGGTACCATATCGGAAAAAACAGAAGCAACAATGGCAGTAAACCAACCGTATAGAAAATTCATAGACAAATTTGATGTGTCTGACTGGGAGATCGAAACCGACCATGGTTTCTCTCCCATAAAGGCAATCGGCAAGACTGTCAAGTATGATGTGTGGAAAGTTTCCACAGAATCAGGCAAGACATTGAGATGTGCAGACACTCACATATTGTTTGACACCGAATACGATGAGGTTTTCGCAAAAGACCTCAACAAAGATTCTCGGCCTGACTATATACAGACAAAAGACGGGCCTGAACTTGTCGTTTCTGTGGAGAATACTGGCGTTCAAGAAAACATGTACGACATTGAAGTCGATGATGACAACCACCGTTATTACACGAACGGACTGCTTAGCCACAACAGCATATTTCTTTGCAATGACGCAGTCAACTTTGTTCTCGCGGGAAAGAATGTGCTGTTCATCACTTGTGAGATGTCAGCAAAGAAAGTCATCAAGAGAATGGGTGCCAACATGCTTGACATCAACATCGACACTTATGACCGTGAGTCCATTGACATCGACAAGATGAGCAAGAAGCTTCATGACATAAGAAACAGGAACATCACTCCACTTGGCAAACTGTTCATCAGAGAATATCCTACATCTTGCTGCACGACAATTGATGTAGAAAACTACATCAAGAAAATACAAGAGATACAAGGCTTCAAAGTGCATGTCGTCGTGATTGACTATATCAACATCATGGCAAACTACAGGAACAAGAATGCCAACGACATGTACATCAACATCAAGCAGATATCAGAAGACTTGCGTGCAATCGCAGTCCGGCAAGAATGCTTGATTGTCACAGCGACACAGACAAACAGAAGCGCGTTTGATTCCAGTGACATCACTATGGGCAACATTGCTGAGTCAGCTGGACTTGTCCACACCGCAGACACGATGTTCGGCATCATACAAGATGCGGACATGAGGCTTGACGGAAAGTACAGAATAAAAATCCTCAAGATAAGAGACGGCGAGGGAAAGAACACAAAGATTGAAATGTCAATCGACTACAAGAAGATGAGGATAAGAGAGACTAACTACATATACACAGAAGACAGCAATGAGCCAATAATGCTTCCAGATGCAGTCAGCTTGTACAAGAATGTGGTGCAGCACAAGCCTTCAGAGAACATAAACGCTGTCAATGACAGCAAAAGCGATTCATTATGGTGATAGACGAGAATATAGCAAAGAAATTCAAAGAGTATTTCAATCTGAACTTCGAACGATACCGGCACGACGGATACAGTGCAGTGCGCGGGAAAGATCAAGTTGACACCATAAAAATGTATGACTACATGTTGCGCAAATACAAATTCTATGGTTCATTGATACAGTGCATTGAAGACAACTATGGGAAAGAGTGTCGTGAATGGTACGAAAAAACTTTTTTGGACAAGTGAAAAGCAGAATAGTTTTTGTTATATTAAATTGTAACTTAAAAATATGGACATAAAGATTCTCAAATTCGGAAAAAAAGAAGACATCGAAAAAGAGTGTGGATCTGCTGTGAAGCACAACAAGTTCACATTATATTCTTTCGATGAAAACGACGAAATCGTCTTTGACGATCTCGGCTTCCCGCAATGGGTTGTCGACATGGCGTCAGAAGAAGATCTGAAAAAAATCGACTGGGAAAAAGTCAAAGAGCAGTTTGACTTTGATGTCTATGGCGGTTACACAAGAATCCTCATACCGCAAGGCTTGGCTGAAGGGTTTATGGTTTATGAAAATGTGAACACGAAAGAACGCGTGTATCTTCCCTACAATGAACTTCCGTTCAAGCATTACACTATCAAAGCAGTGTACCACTATCCGGAAGCTGTTTCTGAAGTAGATGACTGCTTGAATGAGCAGTATGAGCAAGACTATGACATGATGATATGTCATCCAATTGTTTCAGAAAGAATCGAGCTTCTTCGCATACTAGACGAATATGTAGACGAGCCAAACAAAGAAAAATACATCAAGAACATTTTAGACAAATTCATCGAAGGCGAGCACATCGCAGTGTTCAGCTTCTAACATTAACTTTATAAATTTTACAAGTCATGTTTGAGAACATTCAAAATTCATTCAACGGATTGTTCGGGAAGGTAGCTCCCGGAATGTGCCGCATCACAATGAACGGCAACATTGCTGTCAAGTGCAGCAAAGGCTACAAAACTTACAATGTGTCAAAGGGCACTCTCACTAATGTGACGAACTTCTGCTTCAACATTGGTGACGAGATGTTCTTCGTGATTCCAACCAACAAAGTCCAAGTGGGTGACATCATTCTTGTCGACGGCAAGCCGAAATGCGTCATTGAAGCAAACAAGAAAGTCATCAGTGTGATTGACTACGAGAATTCTGAGATTCGTCAAGTCGTTCCCGAAAGACACATCTTTATGGGCAGTGTCTATTTCTATGGAAAAATCGTCTCCATGTTCGGCAACTCATTCAAGAAAGGAAAAGGACTCGGCAACATCATGAAGATGATGATGTTCTCCCAGATGATGGGCGGCAACGGCGACAAAAGTGGTCTTGGCCAGATGATGGCTATGTCAATGATGATGGGCGGCGGAATGTCCAACCCGTTTGACGGGATGTTTGACTTCAGTGAAGACATTGATGAAGAAGACGAAGTTGACGAAGCCGATTTCGAAGAAGACGAGGGAGAGGACCTGGAAGCCAAGCTGGTCAAGAAAACCAAAAAAGCAAGAAAGGAGTAAACAATGGGAAGTGGTTCATGGACAACAGCTTCATATAGTGCATATGCAAGCACATCTGGAAAACTGTATTCAGCAACAACTGGAAGAGTCACCGGACAAGTGTTCCACCAGTCTCACATTGACCCGTCACTTGATCCGAAGCATTTCATGATTCGTGAATGTGTGGACAGTGATGAGCATCCCAACACTGTGCCAATCATCCTTGGCCTTGATGTGACCGGTTCTATGGGAAGCGCCTGCAAAGAGACTGCTGAAGCGCTCAACGTCATCATGACAAACTTGTACAAGAAGTACAAAGACATCGAGTTTTGTGTGATGGGAATCGGTGACCTTGCTTACGATGACGCACCAATCCAGATGTCACAGTTTGAATCTGATGTGAGAATTGCTGAAGCTGTGGACAAAATCTATATGGAACACGGTGGTGGTGGCAACTCATATGAAAGCTACACTGCTGCTTGGTACATGGGACTGAAACGGACAAAGCTCGACCGCATCGAAAAGCAAGGACGCAAGGGAATCATCATCACTATGGGTGATGAGCCTCTCAACCCGTATCTGCCGGTGCAAGAGCTGAACGAAGCAGCCAACTGCACTGAACAAGCAGATATCGAAACAGACAAGCTGTATGAAGAAGCATCAAAGAATTTTGACATCTACCACATTGCGATCGATGACCGTTCAAGTTGTTATGCATCATACCGGAACGAAATCAAGAACTCGTTCGGAAAACTTCTTGGCCAGAATTTCAAAGTCTCCACAATCAATGAGCTTTCAGCAAAGATTGAGGAATGCATCGACAATTCACTGATGAAGAACGGTTCATCAGAAATGCCTGAAATGAATGCCATCAACGAGAATGGTGAAATATCTTGGTAATCTAATTGTTATGAAAGCGCGAATAATAGTTGGAGCAAATTACGGCGATGAAGGCAAAGCTACAGTAGTTGCCAATTACACAAAACAATGTGACAATGTGCTCAATGTGCTGACGAACGGTGGTGCACAAAGAGGACATTCCATACTGACAAAAGATGGCAGCATCACATTCCAGCATTTTGGATCTGGCACTTATTACAATGCCGACAACTATTATTCGCGTTATTTCATTCTCAACCCGATGCAGTTTGTCAAAGAATACAACGAACTTATCGTGAAGCCTCATCACATTTATCGTGACCCGCTTTGCAGGTGGAGCACCCCATACGACATGATTGCTAACTCAATTGATGAGCAGAAAAGAAACAGACATGCTTCTTGCAGAATGGGAATATGGACGACTATAAAGAGACATCACGAAATGGAATGCATGACTTTGGACAACTTCATCGCGTCAGAAAACAAAAGACTTTATCTTGAAAAAATAAAACAATATTATGAGAAAACGGATTTGGAGATAACGAAAGAATGGAAGGACATCTGGAATTCCGAAACACTTGCCGGCCATTTCATAAATGACTGTGAAACGCTTGCAAAAACTGCAAAGCCTGTGGAATTCAGACAAGCAGCAAAGCTGTCATACGAAAACCTCATATTTGAAAACGGGCAGGGACTGCTGCTATGCGACACTGGCGAAAACACTTATGACACGACGCCATCTAACACTGGCATATTGTATGCGATGCAGATGCTAAAAAGTCTTGATGACAAGATTGACGTCACTGCGCATTATGTCACAAGACCTTATCTAACAAGACACGGTGACGGGAACATAAGTGACGAGTCATTGAGATGCGAACTGTCAGAACATGTGAATGAAGACAGGACGAACCATTTCAATGATGCACAGGGTGATTTCCGGTTCGGAAAGCTTGATTTGAACAAATTGAAGACTCGAGTCGAACATAACGCAGACAATAAAGTCAAATATGAAATTGAGTTAACGCACTGTGATGAGATGGACCGTGTTGCTGAGTTCAAAAACTTGTTTGGCAAAGTGAATGTCTACGACACGCCACTGGTATAAATAACAAAAGCTTGCTGTATGATTTCTGTGATAATGCCAACTCACAAACGGCCTCCGATGCTTCACAACACGCTGCTCAGTGTGTTTTCGCAGTGGATAGATGACTTTGAGTTCGTTGTGGTCGACGCAAGTGAAGACAGATATTTCAAGACAGCAGTAGAAGAACTGTTTGATAGTTCAAAGACATTGCAGTTTTATGCGCCAAGACTGAACAAATTGAAAATTGTCTATCCTGAAAAAGACAAGAATCGTCCAGGCGCGATGAAAATGCTTGGGTTCTCATACAGCAAAGATGATGACGATTTCGTAGTGTTTCTGGATCATGACGACTGGCTTGGTTCAAACATACTTTGTCATGTGCAAAGAGCATATAAAGAATTCCCTGACACAGAAATGTTCAGTACTAAATACACAAGTGTCTCATACAGCAATGGACGAGTGTACACGAATCTGCTTACGTTCTTTGGAGGTGAGAAATGTGAAGAAACGAATAGCCTGAAAGTCGGGCCACTTACTTACACGTTTGAAAGAAGCCAAGATGTCTACAGAAGTCTACATCCATTCAAAGCGGCAATGCATCCAAAAATCATCTCTAAAAAAGTGATGCGAGACGGAAGATTCACATTCATAGCCGACACACGAGTGAGTGATGACACAATATGGCCGGTAGTAAGTCATTCATTTGTAGAGACATACATACCAGCAGTTGGATACATATATGTGGCTTATCTGTCAGATGACTACATATCAAACAGCTGTGACCCGCAGAGAAAGCCTTCTGAAACAGCAAAGAGATACGCGAAATGCTGTGAAGAATACGAAAAGATGCTAACAGAGATAGGCTACAAAAAACACAAAAACATCTATAACATAAAATAAAATATATGAGAAAAAATAAAGAAGACATCGTTGAAATGGTGTTGAAACAGATTGTAGAAAAATGTTCCAAAATAGATTTCTTGGACATACTTCTGATTACAACAGACATCATGTCAGAAATTGATGATTTTGGTGAAGATGCAATTCACCACATTGATGATATCTGCGACAAGATATATGAAGCATACCCCAAATACTTCAAGATCGAAGAGAAAAAAGAAACTGAGCAGAAAACATGCAAATGCAGCAACATGCCGCAAAAGAAAGAATGCGCGTGCTCAAGCAAGAGAGCAAACACACATGTTGCTGACACTGAAACATGCAAAGAAATAAAGATTCTTGTTCCTGGCGTGAGCAAAGACAACATCTTTCTTGCTGTTAGAGACAATGTGCTTACTATGAAACTCACCAATGTCGTCATTGAGCAGCCGTTTGTCAATCCTGATCTGTCATTTGAATATGAGCTTGACGAAACCTGCGACATTGAAAAGATATCAAGCACTCTTGATTACGGAATCCTGACAATAACAATTCCAAAAATCAAGAAAAAAGACAATACCCGAACACTTAGAATACTTACAATTCTGTGATAGATTTTGATTTTTTGGCTTGACTTGATGGCAGACTTTTTAGTCTGCCATCTTAATATGCACCAGAAATAATTCTAATGACATCTAAGACACTTTTATATATTAGATTATAATTTATATTACAAATGCATATATGTTGTCTAGAATTCATCTATGAAAAAGTATAGCATTCATATAAATAACACAAACAAAATGTAGAAATGCCAGAAGACGCTGAATGCATACACAGTGAAGATTTAGAATGTGACGGCTGCTGCTGGGATTGTGAGAACCGCACATGGTGCTGGGCGAGTTGCACAGATGAGAACTGTGGCTGTTGAAACAAAAAACGATTATGAGAATATTGACGATAAACGAGCTGAACGAGCAGAAGAAGCAAGTGAAATACCGCTGGAGAGAGCCACATGCCAATGTGTGGCATGAAACTCTATGTGAAGTGTTGTCATTCACAAGCAAGACAGCAAAGATAAAGCTGTTAGGATTTGGAAAGAACGGCACGCCTCCAGGAACGATACTGCCAAAAGTCCATCTTAGCTCACTGATTGGCTTTGAGCATCCGGACAAGCAGAAGCAAAAACCAGCACCAGATCTGTCTTGGCACGAATACACATATTTCAATTAACTTATATCTTCACATGACTGTTCAATGAGTCAGAAGTGAGTTTCTGCATAGGCGGCGTAGTCTCGCCTGAGTTGCATGTGTGAGTGTGGCTGTTGAATATGTTCTTCAATGTTTCTCCCTTCATCACAGATTCTGTCGCTTGGTCGCTCAAGTTGACGATTGGCGCATTGATGTTTATCGCATTGTCTGACATTATGTTGATTGTGCCGTTAGAAATCACAACGCCATCTCCATTTGGATTTGTTATACTTATGACGCCTGTGTTGTTCAGTGTCACACTAGACACTCCAGATGATGTCTTGTATTCAATCACAAAGCCTTTCCTTTCAGTGAAGAAAACTTTTATATGTTCGTCTCTGACTTTAGCATCGCCATTGTTGAAGTCAGTGTCATATATGAGAACATGTGAATTGGTGTAGTCAGTGCTGTTTATCTCAGAAACAGTCTCATCTGAAATGTACAAGTTGCCATACCACACGGGAGAGTTCAATGACCCCGAAACCTCAACGGCTGAACCGACTTTCGGAACACTGAAGCATCCACTGCCAGAAGCAGATCCGCCTGAGCCATTTGAAGCAGGCCTTGCCCACGGGAGCATTTCAGTGGGAATGACATATTTGTCATCTTCTTTCTGGTCATTGACGCCGTGCACTCGTATCTTGAGACGGCCCTGGTGCTGTGGATCTAAATTGTATTCGACGATTCCTACCATAATGTCTGCGATTTCATTATAAAATAACTATCGACAATGTCATCAAGCGGCTTGATGTTCTTGAAGTCTATATCATTTGATGTCACATACTTGAACAAGTCCGTGCTTGCCAATTTGTCATCACCAAGAACATTGTTCATGAATGCTTTTATCATGTATTCTTTGTCAGCATTGCCCTTGCCAGCGAGTTTCTTCGCAGTTGACGGAGCTATGATTTCAAGACTGTCATAGCCGATTCTCTTGATTATGTCTTTTCTCAAAAAAGAGTTGAACAGTATGAGATCTATGAAAGCTGCGCCTGAACTGCCATAAGCAAAGCCTTCTAGTGAAATCCGTGTGTCTTCAAGATTCGGAACATGCTTTTCTATAGAATGCATTATGTACTCACATATCATTTCTGCGTCTGACATTTTCAGAGACTGCTCTTTCGCATAGCTGCACCCTTTATCTATATGGTGACGCTGGTATGGATAAAGCTCGACAATGCCATTCAACGCATTATGCATCTCAAACCGTTTGAGTGGCTTTTCTCTATTCCATTCAGCACCGTCAGTGTTGAAGAATGACATGAACATTATTTTCTCTCCATTGTCGATTGTGACTGATGGAGAATTTAAAGAATAATCAATCCCTACGTGTGTCATCAGTGTCAGTTATTTGTTTGAAAGTCGATTTGAGCGAAGACACCATCAGCAAGTCTGCTTTGTATCTGACATCTTGTGTGTCATTTTCTTTGACTTCAGCCGGTATCTTGTTGTAATTCGTTTCCGTTGGTGATGTGCTTGTTCCAGCACTTGTGCCAGTGTTAGTGCGGACTTCTGACAATATGTTTGCTTCAATGTATCCTGACGATGACCTTGCTTCGGCAAGCTTGTTCTCTAACTCAATGATCTGCGCAGAAAGCTTCTCATTCTCTGCTTTGAGCAAATCATTCTTGTTTTCTGCATCTGCAAGCTTCACATTCCAAGAGTCAGTATCAATCGCAATCTGGTTTCTCAAGTCATTTATCGTTTCGTTCAACGACTGTATCGTTTCAGTCAATGAAGAACGCATCGCAGCAGAATACTCATTCCAAGAGCCTGAGAAAAGAACTGTCTCGTCAGATGAAGTCTTCCCGTCTGTTATTGCTGAACTGACATAGAAAGTCTTGTTCGTCAATGCGAGAATGCGAGAAGCTTCTGACTCCGCAATCCTGAACACAACCTCCCCGTTTGCCATGTCTACATTTTCAGCATCAGTGTAGTTTGGTATTCTTATTTTAGTCTCGCCACTGATGAACGAAAGATATATCGTGCCAAGATTGGTGAGATTGAGCGGAATGTGGTTATCCACGCGTTCATCATCACTTTCTCTGAATATAGTGAACATATAGTAATTGGTGAACGGACTTATCTCGAGACAAGTGTCGCCACGATAGTACATCGTACTGTTAGAAGCCAGTTTCTCTATTCTGTTTGGCATTATCTGTTTTGTTTTTCCAGTTCTTTTATCTCTTTTTCAATTTGGTTCTCTCTGTCCAAGTCAAAGCGTTTCCTGTCACATGACTGGATCATTCGTTTTTCAGATTTGAGTCCTTCGATTTTCAAGTCAGTAGCAGTGACAGTGTTTTCTGCGAGAGAATCTATCTTTCCAGAAAGAGTCTCGATTGCTGCCGTGTTTTTCTTTTCAAGTTTTTTCACACGTGAAGTTGTTGAGCATTCACGCAAAAGTACAAGGACAGAAAGTGCCACTATGATTATGACACCATATCTGTTTAAGAAATCCATTATTTTTTTCATAAAAATCAGTTTAATCGATATTATATTTATAATAAAAAAGGGCCTGAATGTTCAGGCCCTTCAGTTGTGTCATGGTTATCTATTATTCAAAAGAACCAGACTGGATAGCGCCAGTTCTAAGAATAGTGAGTTTCTGCACAAGAATTTCCAATCCACGGACGGGCTCGACATAAATGTCAATCACACCCATGTTGTGGTCAATCACTTCAGCATCATTGTTTGATGAATCCATGATTGTCTTGAAATCATAAACGCCGCCATTGTTCTTTACAGTGTCTAAGAAATTGTCGACCAAAGTCTTGATTTCAAGTCTTGTCTGAGCAGTGTTAGTTTCGAACAAGTAGTTGCGGAGAATCTTCTCGACGCCGTCTTGGATATAGATGCAAGCTTCACGGCAGTTGATTGAACTCAATGCAGATTTTGGAGTCTGCTGAGCAGTCTTGTTAGCATAAATCACACAGCCAATGCCATTCTGGTAAATGATTGAGTTGATGCCTGCAGGTTCTAACCAGTCGCGGTTGTCACGAATCAGACTTGATTCCACGCCGACGACGCTGTTGCCCGAGATGACGCCGCGGTTCTGTCCAGCAACCAGTGTCCAAGGACTGCCAGCGCCATATTTTGCTACATAGTTGTTAGAAACATAAGCAGCAGGTGGAACATTTATAGTCGTGTAGTTAGAATACACTTTCAAGTACGGGTAGTAGTAAGCTCCCCAAGTCGAGCCGTGGACTTTGTCTGGAAGTGAGAACAAGAATGAAGGGTTCGTGTTGGGATCTCCACCTTTAGCAATGTATTCAGCAGACACTGATTTGTTCTTGTCTACGAATGAAGGATCTTTACTGTTCTTGAAGTCATTCACTGATGGCATGTTGATGATTGCGAAAGCAGATTTTCTCTCTTGGCAGAGTTTAGTGTATTGGTGCTTGCACATTTCCTCGATGCCAAGGCCGAAAGTATCAACAAGATAACGGAACTGGATGAGTTCACGGTCAATCAGTGCATTGAACAAGTTGCTGTCTTCACTGTCTTCAGCAAGCATGTCAAGAATCTCGTGCTGGCGTTCATTTGTGCCATCAGGCATGTGAGAAGCTTTCAACGAGAATCCTTTCAGTGTGAACACATTGTAGTGGGTGAACCAGTCAACGAATTTGTTAAACACTTCAAGATGATAATACTGCACGTTGTCAGGAGTGACATCGATGATGACAGTGTCTACATTGTCTTGGCAAGTGACAAGACGGTAGTCGACGATTCCATTTGCGTTTTCGATACCAGTAATCGTGACGATTCTAGTAAGACGATGTTTTGGATTGTCCAACTCATCTTTGCCAAACAATGAAAGAGCATAGTTCCCGACTTTGACGTTAGCATATGCGTCATCATCAGTGTTCACGGGAATAATGAACTGATTCGGTTTTGCGACAACACCATTGACTTCTTTAAGACAAGTGATTGTAGTGTTGAAACTTTGCGCACCAAGAACGAAAACAAATCCGTCTTCTGCTACATGTTCATTTCCCTCGTAGTCGAAGAAATAAATGTTCTCCAAACCAGATCTGAGGTCCACGCCAAGATCATCAGTAGTGCTTGGATTGTCATCTGTGTTGAATTTAGCTACAACATAGTCAGGATAGTAGTTTGCATTGTCAATCGTGTAACTGCCGATTGTCGTCACAGGATACAAGTTGTCGTACCAGTCGATGTCGATTCTAGGATGTCCATCACCAGAACCTGTTCCATTCACCATCACATAGTCGTTCGTTCCAAGTGAAGCACGATTCTTGTAAGTGTTGGTGCCATCCAAGAACATGATTGAAGATGTGCCATTGTCGCCATTAGTCACTTTTATTTCTCTGTTGTATGCTGTGTCAAAAACATATTCAGCGTCTGTGGAACCAGCAAACGTCACTTCAGATTCAGAAACCAGTCTTAACTCATATTTGATGATTGGATTGCTGTTCATAGTAGCTTGGCTGTAGTCATCATAAACAGCATTCAGAATAGACTGCATGCTAGCAGGATCAGTTTCGTCACGTTCAGCAACAGGAAGCTTTCTGTCCGTTGGAACATACAAAGTTGTTTTCTTTGCCGAAACAACAGGAACAAGCAGACTGTCGCTCACAAAGAATGCATTTGTTCCGGCTTTCACTTTGCTGTAAATGTCATCAACTTTTTTAGCTTCCACTGCAAGTGGAAAAGATGCGTCATTTATAGGGATGTAAGTGTGTGCTGCATCAGCAATCTCATCATAATAGTAAACATACAATGTGTGTTCTTTCTTGTCGACAGAATCAATCCATTTGTATGGAAGTTCATTGATGATGCCTTGCGGGCTTCCGCTAACAGCAGGCGCGAATTCTATCGCCTCGGGAGTGATTTCTGTATCGATTGCATAATATTTAGAATCGCCATCAGGTGCTTCTTCATATTCGTCAGCACCGCCTTCAGCAATAGCATCAGTGATGCTGTTTGCGATATTGCCAGAATAAGACAAGAAGTTCACATTAGAAAAAGCAGACTCTTCCATTGCGTCATACAGAGTATGTCCAATCATGTCAATGCCGTTTGGATCGCCATCGATGAGAACGCTGCCATCGAAAATCTGCTCATTGACTGCACACATAAGCCCGTTCACTGCAGTGTCGCTGTTGATGAGATATTCTATATACATGTTATGCCCGTTCTTGTCGATGAATCCAGGAATGAGGCAGCCGGTATATTTGCCGATAAGCTGAACATCAGGCTCATTCAAGAACTGAGTCAGCAAAGTGTCAGTCGTGTCATTGGGGTTCTTGCGGCGGAGAAGGCCTTTGTTCTTGTCGAAATATTTGCTGAATTTGATGTCAGAGTTGAATCTCGCATAAGGCTCAGTTGATGAGGTGCTGAAGTCACCGCCCCAGTCTCCGCTCAACACGTACACATCAACCATGAAATCACTGATGTAGCTTGTGCTATGCAAGAATTCCGGAACATTGCCTTTCCCATACCATTCTTGAGCAGTGACTTGGAATGATCCAGAATTGTATTCACTTGATTTAGTGACAATCACAGAAACGGGGTTCTTTCCAATGTTAGTGAAATTGAGGATGTCATTGGTTGAAGTGCCATCAGTGATGTAAGTGTTGCTTCTGCCAATGTTGTAGAGGAAACTTTCTTCTGAAGGAGTGTAGAACGTGTCGATGTTGTACATCCCACGGTACTCTTTCATGTTGTCATCAGGATTGACAGTCTGCACTGTGCAAGTCGCTGATGTAGAGAACTGCATCGCACTGACTTGGTCTTCATCAGTAAGTTTGAGCAAGTTAAGTGCGTAAATAGGGCCGGCTGAAAGAGCAGCAAGACAACTTCTGTGGAAGTATGCGCCTTTCTTTTCAAGCGAACGGTCAATGTCGCCGAAGGTGTCTATGAATTCCTTTGTGGTTGTGATCATCACTGGAGTGTTGAAAGGTCCAGTTTTTGAAAAACCAACAAGCATTCTAATATTATCCAACGGTTCGACAGTGTTTTGAATAACAGACTGGTCTTTCTCGAAACGGTAGACACCGGCAGACTTCAGTCCATAAAGTTCAGTTGTTAATGCCATATGTTCGTAATATATTTATGTTGTGATTATATTTATATCATTGTACTCGTTCTGGTTCGCCATAAAGAGTGCTCATGCCTTCAATGTTCAAAAATGAAGATAAAGGCAAAACTAAACACGGAATAGATTCAAACCTGTTCGTATATGCATTGTAATGATACACACATGATATAGGTATCAATACAGTGTCGATTCTTCCAATATTGAATTGTGTTGCGACAGACATGCCAGTTGGCATAGATCTACTTATGCCACGGTCAAACATTGTCGTCTCTGACTCTGTAAGGTCGATTTCAAACGAAGGACGTATGACTCCCTGCCAAGAAACATCTTCATCAAATGTGATTCTTGCTGGACTAACATTGAATTCATATAAATTATTATCTACAGTTATACTTCCAGCAAAATAGCCTTGCTCACCAGACTCACTGCGCTTTATATCATCAATGGACGATCCACCGCCACCACCGCTGTCTGGTCCCCAATAAGATGAAGAACCATTCGTCTTCAGCACATATCCTGACGTCTGTCCCTTTCCATTTATCTTGTTTATGAATTCTCTTTTGTTTGTGAAATCTGATAAAACGAATCCCATGCCAATGCAATCATGTTTATTTTATATTTATAAAAACAATGGCACCATATTCAGGTGCCATGTGATATATGATGTTCACGCGAATCGCGTTACGTTATGTTCTGGCGGCATATTAAGATTTCTTTTTATAGATGATTACAATTGCGTCCAGTGGAGCATGATTATGTTAGCCGCCAATATATTTATAACATCATTAGAAAGGTATTCTGCCTCTTGACAGTTTGCCGCGGACGAATGGCAAGTTAGATTGAGAATTGTTGAATGATGTTTCATTGTCAGCAGATTCATCTTCATTTCTTGTCATCCCTAGCAACAAATTGAATTCTATCGAGTTGAACTCGAATGGTGTTATCGCATAGTAAATATAATCCGCAAACGAGTCATATGAGACAAAACATATTCTGAACCTCACGCTTAAACGATTCGTTATGCCAATGTTCGTGTCAGCCGTAGTTCTATTGTAACTATATCTGCTGTTCGCAGCACGAAGCAGATAAGTTTCTGTAGCATTGTTTGTTCCGCCAATGTATACGGTTCTCTTCGGATTCAGCAATATCTTCTCGCCTGCGCCATTCTTCAATATGTCTTCATAAGAATATATATGATTTAATGAATTGTCCATTGCTCTAACAGTGACTGCGTTCATAAGACTCATCGTGTTGATTTTTTTCATTGTGAATATGTACTGTTTGAACTCTGATGTGCCAATGTTAGAAACTGCACAGTCCATATTAGTGCTGTTGAACGGTATGTACATATATGATGTGTCATTCACATAGTTGACAAGTCTCCACTTGTAGATACCACTAACACTATTGTATGTTGTCTGGTATATAGCATAATCGCCATCACTTATATGCACTGCATAATACCTGTTCATAGTCTGAGAAGATGGTTCCATCGTGCCAAGAAATTCAAGAGTGCCATCATAGTATCTTGCGCATTGCGGCACACTTGATTGAGTGCCCGCACACACAGTCAATGGATTGTATGATGATAGAGTCTTGTTGCAGTTTATTCCCATCCATTTGCCTCGTTTTATTCTTTCAAAACGCACGCCATACACTCCACCAGTCGCAGGCAAAGCGCCATTGTTTGTGAGAATGTTGGCAGTCATCCAGCTATATGGGGCGCTCATCTGGAATTTTATCTGGTCAGAAACGACTTTATGATAACAAGTTGCTTTTCCTATTTCTTCAACCGCTTCTGCTGTAGCAATCATGTTGCTTTCTGTGAGATATGGCGAGAACTTCAGATTCTTTATTCTTGGAACAGTCAATGAAGAACTGCCTGAGCCGCTCAATCCCTGGATTCCCTGTATTCCCTGGATTCCGGTTCCACCGCCACCTGCTTCAACAGATCTGAAGTCACCTATTTTGACTGCGCCTTGGTACACTCTATAATCATATCCGGTACTTGTGTTTGTTTCAACTTCTGAGCAACTGTCGATTGCTTCGCCATTGTCGGCGTATAATGAAAGCCATCTATATGTATGATTGGTTCCATAGTCATATACCACCCCACTGCCAATTATGTTTTTGCATATTTTGTACATGAATTTATGCACATTTCCACTTCCCATAGGATAACTGCCAGTCACAGCATCATATTGAGAAGTATAGTTATTGACAACATATTGGTTTTCTGTAACAGGATCTATATGCAGTATTGGCGCAGGATATGGATCTCCATAGTTGTAACGCAGCATGTCTTTATAGAAGCAAGCAACCATGTCATTTCCACCAAACTCGCCATTTGCAGATTTTAGAAACACCATTTTGTTCGGGTTGTTTGCGTCATATTTGCATTCATGATTGAATATGACAGAGAACTCATCGTTTTCTCTCATCGGAAAATCACCACTGACTGGTCTTATGTCATACACCCCGTTTGTCACACCTGTTGTTTCGAACACGCGTGGATGGCAGCATTCGCATTCATCTTCTTCAAATATGTGAAGTATAGCATGGAACACACACAGATGATCATTTGGGCCGGTTGACGGTTTCGGGTGGTATGCCCATTTCATTAGACGATATCCTTTTTCAATGTCAGCTGGAGCAATGTCGCTTTCTACAAGATTTTTCCACGGTTCAAATGTTCCAACAGCGTTATTGCCAGAATTTCCCTGGCCGTGTCTTGAATCATAGTTGACTCGCCAGCGTTCTTCAGGAGATGAGATATTGGCGTAGGTCGGTGCGCCTGATGCTGTCTGCGCGTTTGCTTTGTAAGTAGCATATGTTCCTGTGCCAGAAGTATCAGAATAAATCCCATCATAAGTGTCAGACAGACCAGCATAATAATAATACCCGTCAGCATCGCTTGTCTTGTCTGCAAAAAACGCTTCCAAATCATCTTTGCTATAAATGAACGGATCTATATTGCCATCAGCCCCCCATGCACCAGGAGTTCCGTTCACATCCATATAACGCATTGTCGCAATGTTGTCTTGCGCGCCGCCAGTTGCTGTATAGTCATATATCAGACTGTTCCTGCTCCATCTTGCATGAGGAGTGTTCAGCACAAGCACACGGCCAAAGTTATTGCCATATTTGCTTGTTGGCAGTGTTCCCAACACAGGTGAAAGATATTGACTGGTGACATAAGAAGAATTGTAATTAGCCCAGACCTTGTTTGTCAGACTTTTTATGAAATTCACTCTCTGGTCAAACGTCGTATATGTAGTGTTGAACTGGTCAAACACATAGTCAAGTGCTCTAAACGGATGCCAGTCAGGATGTCCAGGTGAATATGATTCATTGATGTCGTCGTCAACGTGTGAAATAGAAGATGCATTGTATTCTATATACTCCTGGTTTGTTTTAAGTATATATGGATCCTTATAAGCAGGCGTGATCATACGCATGACAAGATATGCGTCACGCATTCCACAGCCTTGTGCCAAATCATTCAAGACAGCAGTTATTTCTTGAAGCTGTCCAGCAGTTCCACTTCCTATCACATTCACGCCATTCACTGTCTGCATTGAATGAACAGTGTCAAAATGTCCAATTTTATGCAAAGCACATACAGGCCCAAATCCATTTCTAATAGCAGCAATGAATTTGTTGTTGCTGCCGTTCACATTATATGTTATGTCTGCATATGAATAATATGACACTTCGGTGTCATTGCCTTCATATATTGCAGAATAATTAGAGCCAGAACCATATCTCAAATAATTTACAGGTTGTGCGGCGCTCCATGTTCTATATATGAAACTATGTGCGCATAAATTAGAACCTGGATTTGTATTATGTGGTGATACAGCATTCTGCAATCCAATTGCATATTTTTCATGCGTCAATGGATCTATGCCGATTATCGGGGCAGGATGATGCTGAGTGTCAGCATTATATTCAAATCTATAATAAACAGGCAATTCATTACCAGACAAATATGTGTTAAGTGTGGTTCCTTCACAATCAACTGTCAATATATTATTAGAAGAACCGCGGATAAACATCATGTTTGGAGCAACATTGTCGCCAATTGCTTGCAGGCTTTGATGATTGAAACTATGATTGAATACAATTGTGACAACATCATCACTGTTTAGCTTTACAGGATTTCCATCAGCTGTTGTGACATCAAACACATTTTTGTTTACAGCAGTGGTATATAATACGATGTTAGAACCATTTGCTCCTTGATAGCCTTGAATGCCTTTATATCCTTGAAGACCTTGAGTTCCCTGAGTGCCTGTTGTTCCTTGAGCGCCAGTTGTTCCTTGAATGCCTTTATATCCTTGAGTGCCTTGAGTTCCCTGAGTGCCCTGAGTGCCTTGAGTTCCCTGAGCGCCAGTTGTTCCTTGAAGACCTTTGAATCCTTGAGTGCCTTGAGTTCCCTGAACGCCAGTTGTTCCTTGAAGACCTTTGAATCCTTGAGTGCCTTGAGTTCCCTGAACGCCAGTTGTTCCTTGAAGACCTTTGAATCCTTGAGTGCCTTGAGTTCCTTGAGCACCGGTGTTTCCTTGAAGACCTTTGGTTCCCTGTGTTCCTTGAGTTCCTTGAGTGCCTTGAGCACCTTGAGCACCGCTATTTCCTTGAAGACCTTTAGTTCCCTGTGTTCCTTGAGTTCCTTGAGCACCGGTATTGCCTTGCAATCCTTTAGTTCCCTGAGTTCCTTGAGTGCCCTGAGTGCCTTGAGTTCCCTGAGCGCCAGTTGTTCCTTGAAGACCTTTGAATCCTTGAGTGCCTTGAGTTCCCTGAGCACCGGTATTGCCTTGCAATCCTTTAGTTCCCTGAGTTCCTTGAGTGCCTTGAGTTCCCTGAGCGCCAGTTGTTCCTTGAAGACCTTTGAATCCTTGAGTGCCTTGAGTTCCCTGAGCACCGGTATTGCCTTGCAATCCTTTAGTTCCCTGAGTTCCTTGAGTGCCTTGAGTTCCCTGAGCGCCAGTTGTTCCTTGAAGACCTTTGAATCCTTGAGTGCCTTGAGTTCCCTGAGCACCAGTATTACCCTGCAATCCTTTGGTTCCTTGAGTTCCCTGAGTGCCTTGAGTTCCTTGAGCACCAGTTGTTCCTTGAAGACCTTTAGTTCCCTGAGTTCCTTGAGTTCCCTGAGTGCCAGTCGTTCCCTGAGCACCCGTATTTCCTTGAAGACCTTTGGTTCCTTGAGTGCCTTGAGCACCAGTTGTTCCTTGAAGACCTTTAGTTCCCTGAGTGCCTTGAATTCCCTGAGTGCCTTGAGTTCCCTGAGTGCCTTGAGCACCGGTATTGCCCTGCAATCCTTTAGTTCCCTGAGTGCCTTGAGTTCCTTGAGTGCCTTGAGCACCAGTTGTTCCTTGAAGACCTTTGGTTCCTTGAGTGCCTTGAGCACCAGTTGTTCCTTGAAGACCTTTAGTTCCCTGAGTGCCTTGAATTCCCTGAGTGCCTTGAATTCCCTGAGTGCCTTGAGTTCCCTGAGCACCAGTATTGCCTTGCAATCCTTTAGTTCCCTGAGTTCCTTGAGTTCCTTGTGTTCCTTGAGCGCCGGTATTGCCTTGCAATCCTTTAGTTCCTTGAGTTCCTTGAGTTCCCTGAGCACCTTGAGCACCAGTTGTTCCTTGAAGACCTTTAGTTCCCTGAGTTCCTTGAGTTCCTTGAACACCGGTTGTTCCTTGAGTTCCTTGAGCACCAGTATTGCCCTGCAATCCTTTGGTTCCTTGAGTTCCCTGAGTGCCTTGAGTTCCCTGAGCACCGATATTTCCTTGAAGACCTTTAATTCCTTGCGTTCCTTGAGTGCCAGTTGTTCCTTGAGTGCCTTGAGCACCGGTATTGCCTTGGAGACCTTTAGTTCCTTGAGTTCCTTGAGTTCCCTGAGCACCAGTCGTTCCCTGAGTGCCTTGAGCACCTGCGTTTCCTTGAAGGCCTTTAATTCCTTGAGTTCCTTGAACACCAGTATTGCCTTGAAGACCCTTGGTTCCCTGTGTGCCTTGAGCACCTGTGTTTCCTTGAAGGCCTTTAGTTCCTTGAGTGCCCTGAGCGCCAGTATTGCCCTGCAATCCTTGAGTTCCTTGCGTTCCCTGAGCACCAGTGTTTCCTTGAAGACCCTTGGTTCCCTGTGTGCCTTGAGCACCTGTGTTTCCTTGAAGGCCTTTAGTTCCTTGGGTTCCCTGAGCACCAGTATTACCCTGCAATCCTTGAGTTCCTTGCGTTCCCTGAGCACCAGTATTTCCTTGAAGGCCTTTAGTTCCTTGCGTTCCCTGAGCACCAGTTGTTCCCTGCATTCCTTGAGCACCAGTATTACCCTGCAATCCTTTAGTTCCTTGAGTGCCTTGAGTGCCCTGAGTACCGATATTACCTTGAAGACCTTTAGTTCCTTGAGTGCCTTGAGTGCCTTGAGTGCCCTGAGTACCGATATTACCTTGAAGACCTTTAGTTCCTTGCGTTCCCTGAGCGCCCTGAGCACCAGTTGTTCCTTGAAGACCTTTAGTTCCTTGAGTGCCTTGAGTGCCCTGAACACCGGTTGTTCCTTGCATTCCTTGAGCACCAGTTATTCCCTGAGTGCCTTGAGCACCAGTTGTTCCTTGAGTTCCCTGAGTGCCGGTATTTCCTTGAAGACCTTTGGTTCCTTGAGTTCCCTGAGTGCCAGTATTACCTTGAAGACCCTTGGTTCCTTGAGTTCCTTGAGCACCAGTATTACCCTGCAATCCTTTAGTTCCCTGAGTTCCCTGAGCACCAGTTGTTCCTTGAATGCCCTGAGTACCAATATTACCTTGAAGACCTTTAGTTCCCTGAGTTCCTTGAGCACCAGTCGTTCCTTGAAGACCTTTAGTTCCCTGAGTACCCTGAACACCAGTTGTTCCTTGGATTCCTTGAGTGCCAGTGTTGCCTTGAAGACCTTTGGTTCCTTGAGTGCCTTGAGCACCTGTGTTTCCTTGAAGGCCTTTAGTTCCTTGAGTGCCTTGAGCACCAGTATTGCCCTGCAATCCTTTAGTTCCTTGAGTTCCCTGAGCACCTGTGTTTCCTTGAAGGCCTTTAGTTCCTTGAGTTCCCTGAGTGCCTTGAATTCCCTGAGCGCCAGTATTTCCTTGAAGGCCTTTAGTTCCTTGAGTTCCCTGAGTGCCTTGAATTCCCTGAGCGCCAGTATTTCCTTGAAGGCCTTTAGTTCCTTGAGTGCCTTGAGCACCAGTTGTTCCTTGCATTCCTTGAACACCAGTATTTCCTTGAAGACCTTTGGTTCCTTGAGTTCCTTGAGTTCCTTGAGTTCCTTGAGTGCCTTGAGCACCTGTGTTTCCTTGAATACCTTTGGTTCCTTGAGTTCCCTGAGCGCCAGTTGTTCCTTGCATTCCTTGAACACCAGTTGTTCCTTGAAGACCCTTGGTTCCCTGAGTGCCTTGAGTGCCCTGAGCACCGATATTACCTTGAAGACCTTTAGTTCCTTGAGTTCCCTGAGCACCATTCGTTCCTTGCATTCCTTGAGCACCAGTATTACCCTGCAATCCTTTAGTTCCTTGGGTTCCCTGAGCACCATTCGTTCCTTGCATTCCTTGAGCACCAGTATTACCCTGCAATCCTTTAGTGCCTTGAGTGCCTTGAGCACCAGTTGTTCCCTGAATGCCTTGAGCACCAGTATT